CAAATGGGGGGGCGGGTTAGCTCGTGGGTAGCCCCCCCGCTAGGGGGTGACTATGTATGGGCAGCCTAGGAAAATGGTAGTAGCGCAGATATCTGGTTCATTCCAGAGACCGACGCCCCGTTAATCATGGCCCTGAGGCGCCACGTTGCTAAACGTGAACGCTCGCGATCGCTTCCTTCCCGCTGGGACGTGATCGTCAGAGTCATGGACTGGGTACGGAGGGAGTTTCTCCCTTCTGCAGGTGGGATTGGGCGATATACCCCACTCTTCCGGAGGATCCGGCGGGTGCTGGTTACTCGTGGGGTCCCTGGCGGGCTGTCTTGAATTAAGGCAGTCCGTTCCAAGTACCTACGGTACCTAGCTTCCCTACCGGGTTCCCCAGAAGAACTCAGGACCGGGCAATGGCTTGTCCGCCACCTAGGCTCTACTGCAGCACGGCTAGTCCTGAAAAAGGAGGCCCCGGTTATCCGGATGGTCCTCACAGCACTAACCAGCCTACGTAGTTTCCACCTCCCTGTGGAGATGGATCTGGCCTCTGTGACGGGTCCAAGTACCCGCTCGGACCCTGGGTCGTGGGGGCCCCTGATTGCCTCCTTTTGGAGGTCTATCCGGGGCTCTACTCGTCTCAGGCTTGCCACGACGCCTACTTGGACCAAATATCACTTCTCCATCAAGGCTGGACCCTCTAAAGGCCCGGCCATCTTCAGTGCCCTAAGCGAGCTAGGATCCCTTCCGGAGTCCCTGCTTGAGAGCATTGGAGAAATTGGTGGCGAGGGGCTACGGAAAACCGTTAGTTCCCTGCTTGGTCTCCTTCCCTGCCTCCGTCTCGGGGGCCCCTATCGCGCCGTCAGGGCGGATCTGGGTGTCCCCATTCGGAAGATTGTGGGGATCGAAGATAAGGAGGGGAAGACGAGGGTTATCGCGATTGGTGATTACTGATCGCAGACAGCCCTACGCCCTCTCCACCTTTGGATCTTCCGGATTCTCCGGAGGATCCGCCAAGATGTGACATTTGACCAAGGGTCCTTTGTGGACAAGGTGTCCAGTTGGCCGAAAGGGGTTACCCTCTATTCGGTCGACCTCACCTCGGCGACAGACCGGTTCCCGATCTGTCTGATCGCCGATGTCCTCAGGGGGGCCCTCCCAG